GCAAGGCCCCTGGTATTCCCAGGACGCAACTGCCGCCACGGACTTGCATGCCCAGTGGCTCACCCAAGGTGTCTACGAGGCTGTAGTGGATAAGTATCCAAAACTCCAGCCGTATGCCAAATACTTCAATAAGTTATTTGGCCCCAAGAAACTCATTATGGAAGTTCCAAATGATGTTCTTGGGCCCGTAGACATCCTCCGCCAGTACCCTCGTGCTCCTCTGTTGGACGATTCCAAATTGGACGATCCAAAGATTGTACGAAGGTTTCCGTTAGGCCATGCCACATACATCCTACAACTGTTTGATGCATGGTTTGCAAGGCTTAACGGTTACATGTCCTGGTCACTTGAAACGACCACGGGGCAGATGATGGGAGATCCCACATCCTTCCCCCCTATGATGCTTCATACATTGTATGCAGCAACAAAGGCGCTTCAAGCTTACCCCTACTCCCGTTCTGAGCGGAAGAAGAGGCACCCAGGACTGCGCAAGAATGACGTCGTGGTAAAAGGGATCGGAGACGATGCCCAGAAACCACGGTGGACGGAAGTACGTCGTCGTAAATACGACGAGGTCTTTACTTCAATGGGAGGGGTTTTGTCAGAACCCAAGTGCTTTTGGCACCCTTCCCGAAGTATCTTGGCAGAGATAATCCATGAACATGGTTACCCTGTCAAGACCTTCCAGACAAGCATTCTTGTTGCCCCACCCGGAGGGTCTAAGGGTCACGTTACTTGGTCGCAGCAGGCAGCTGCGATCAAGGGTGACCCCGACCGTCCCCAACTTACCCTACCAAAGTTTCTTTGGCGGGTCTCCCCGTATTATTATACGTGGAGGTTGGCGGACCGGATGGGGATTCCTGTGTCGGCACCAGAAATGTACGGGGGCGTGGGTGTTCCCATCGTCCCCAAACGATCTGTTACCGACAACGTGGCTTGGCTTCGTTACCTGTCCCAACAACCAATCAAAGATTTGATTGTTGGCATAGGCCTGTCCATTGGCGTGCCCAAAAAGTCAACATGGCTAGATGGGAGCAGCCGCCAGTGGCTGGAGGACTTCCTCTCCTCCTCTGACCAAGCGGTCAGAGAAGGATGTAGTTCGTTCCTAACGAAGGAGCCACTTACGGAAGCAGCGCTTCGTCGTCTAACTCTCAAAGAGGTATACGACAAATCGCTCAACCGTATCCGGTCTGCGGAGTTTTACTTCCGCACCCCGACTGGTGGAAACGAGCACAACCCCTCTGTGAGAGTGGCTGCGCGAAAGTTCCACCAGAAGGTTCGAACCGCCAAGCCTACCCCGGTCTCGGGGTATGGGCCAACGGTTGCCAACCTGGCCGAGAAGACAACAATTTATGTTGCTCGGTCCGGTGGGTTTTTCCCTATGTACTCTTGGGAGGCTCCGAAGCCCTCTAGCCATTTTGGCTTAGAGGATTCTCCGGAGGTGAAATTGCGTTATGTAACGCCCTTCCATCGAGGCATAGGCTAATCCGCC